GATCATCCGCTTTAACATACGGGTTTGTTAATACAGTTTGAAAACCTAATGCTTTACCGTTTCCATATATTGGTGCTGTAGTTGCATCCATGTCAATAGATACCGCTTCACCTTTTTGAGGCCATGGCAAGGCACTAGTAAAATAATCGTGTCTTTTACCTCTCCGAAGCAATGTATAAGCTGAATCATCAACAGCAGCATCACCTAAATCTACCGTTACACTATCTTGTAAATTTTCATCTCGGAACCATTCGTTCCAAATTTTGTTATATGCTCTATGCCAGAGCGCAGATATTTTTACTCGATCGGGATTAGTTTTTACACCAAGATCAATGCCTACAGGCATACCGAAATAATCGCCTAATGAATTGATACCAAATACACCAGTGGAAGCAGGTGAAATAGTTGGTATTGTATAATCAGTTGAATCTCCCGGATCATCTTGAGCACCGTTAAACTTTTCCCAATTTGTCCATAAGATCCTATTGGGGACAAAGAAGTAAAACGTTTCAAGGAAAAGATTATCCATGATCGGAACGATCGGAGTATTAAGCCGACCTAGTAAAGTATGCTTTAAAGTGAATGTATCTCCTGGCAGAGCTTCATCCACAAAGAAAGGAATTAAATATCCGGAATTGAATGTAGTTTTGTACGAGTGAGACCTGTTGAAAGTCGATCGTTGAATTTTAGTTGCTGGAATTCTAGCAAAGTTATGAGACATAACAGACTTAGACATTTACTTGACCTCCTTATTTAAGGTGTCACTCGGCACATTTACATCAAGTGGTAAATGTGCAGGAGGCTCTACGAGCCCGAGTTCTATTGCTTCAGGCAGGTTATTTTTATCCGCTACAAAGGCTAATAATTCAAGGGGATCATGCTGAAAGCGTGATCTAATTTTAGAAGGGAGCTGCATAAACATCTGTTGAGCATCTCGGATCTGATCCAACGAATGCTTATAGGATTCGATCATAGAAACATCTCCGTATTGAGGTACACCTTGTTTTACAAGCATAGGATTCACAAATCCGGTTTGTAAGAATCGGCCAACGATGTTGTTAATATCCACATCGTTTTTGAATTGTTGTTGTGTCATGGATTCTTCCTGGTTAAATTTTATACCAGGCATTTTGTTTCGTTCATAAAGAGTGTTGAATTTAGGCATTCGTTTTCAGCTCCTTTAACATTTGAACGATCCGAGGATTTTGAGCGTTTTGAAATTTACATTCTTCGTCGTTAAACCAACCGACGAAATAGAGATCATAATCCTCCGGATAATCTGAGATAGGACTTTTCCGATCTGAATTTACAACCGCTTTGCACTGGCGAATTGCATCGTGATCGGTTTCGGCCGGAAATGGTATGTTATACTTTCCAATTCCTCGGTCGAAGATACTATACATTCCTCTCATAGACACGCACCTTCCTTTTTAGTTTTATTCTGGATACTCTTTCCATATTATCCAGCTGAGACACCTTTATTGGATTTCTTTCTGCATATTGTTTCCTCCTTCGTTTTACATCCATAAAAGTTTGGAATGAATCCAATTCCAGTTTGTTATCGTAATATCGAGGAGGTTTCATCTGTACTAACTTTCCTTCTCGTTGAATGAATACGGCATCGAGAGGATAAATATCTGATTTCCACTTCTTGTAAAATTCTAATCCGATGCCTGGCTTTCGCGACATTAGGACGAATTCTTTTTCTGCGTTTCCATAGTCCTTTTTATCGTGCTTTTTTAAGATATACCTGGCTACATACGCAGACGATTCAAAAGACACCTCACCAATACTATGAAAACCAGAAGTCCAAATAGAACCAAGTCCTTCGCTTGTCCAGAGTTTGTATCCTGATCGATTAGAAATGACTTTGAGATCCGGAAAGTTAAAATTGAATAGAATAGCATGGTAATGAGGTCTAAGATTTTTATCACCATACTCACCACACATATAAAATCTGATTCCGTTTCCATACTTTTTGCGTAATCGTTTCATGAATAATTGCCAATCTCGCTTTAGGAGAGTTGGACGATCACCGGCATAAGGTAGATTTTCATCGTTATACGTGAGAGTAATGAAGCAGTTTTGTTGATAGAGCGTGGCTTCGTGTACACAGCGAACCGCCCATTTTTTTGAATATTCTAACTTGCAACCGATGCAGCGGCCGCAAGGAAGTGTTACCGGCATATCTTCATATCCTAGTTTCAAATCAAACACAATAGGCCATTTGCCATTTTCGTTTCTGCCTGATCTCGCTCTATACCCAGTTATGGGATAATAGCAAGGCATAACGTTTCACCGCCTAAGTACTGAGTTTCGGCATGTGCATAAGTGGAGTTTATCTCCAGGCGCTTCGCGCCTAGGATAACTCTCCACTTCTACACACGCGACATTTCGCCTACGGCGATTTTTTTTACAGTCGATATCCTCCGCGCATAGGATTACCCCTAAAGTTTTTGTTTTGAGTGCGGAGTCCATGTTTGTATATTTTTTTGCTTTTGTTTCTGTTTAGTTTACGCCTTTTATAATACATTTTTTTGTCTCCTTACGTTTTTTATTTGAGGAAGGGGATCCAGGACTTGAGGTATTCGATGATAGAAAATGCTCTCACATTTTCTGGTTGGGTTTGGGAGTTGTAGATATCAGTCTTTACTTTTGATTCTACGTTTTTATATCCCTGTTGTTCTGTTTGTGATGCGAGTAATTTAGCATACTCTCCACTGGCGGTAGCATCTGCCAACGCTTTGGTAGTCAAAGCACTATTTACCGTTTGTTGAGATCTTTGTGTCATAATATCTTCCATAGCTTTCAAAACGTTGGCTTGTTGTGTTTGAATTGATTGTTCATTGACTTTAATATTTGATTCAGTGTTTTTAAGGTTTGCTTCTAATTGTGCTTTTTCAATATCTCGCATCCTGCGAGCATCATAGACGGATGAAGATAAGCCTTCTAAAGGATTGGAATCCAATTCGGAGTTTACTCTACCGAGTGAAGCAGTTCCTTGTGCTCCGGATCCAATACCTGCACCTTTTCCACCGGTTGCAGTTAAGATAGGATTAAGACCTGCTCCGATAAGATCGGCCATTTCTCTTTGATGTGCAGTATTTGACATTTCCTGTTGCCAGGATCGATTTTTTGAAGCTTCGTTAGCACTAAAAGCTGATGCTTCACGACTAAGTGCAATATTTGTTAGATTTGATTCTCTTACTGCTTCGCGCTGCATATCTGATCCATACATTTTTGACCATAACGCCAGGCGTTCAAGATCCATTTCATTCATATTTTCCATTTGATCAACTCCTTTTTGCATATTTATGCGACGCTGGTCGAGCTCAAGGGTGCATAATTATTAATTTTTAGAAGTGATCTATTAAGCCAGGAACGCTATATACTGGCATTGGCCTAGCGCATTTCATATCGAAAAATACATCTAGTGTAAATTCCGGTTCAGTGTTTACCGCTACGATTCTGCTGATCGGCGGATTATCCTGAATAAAAGTATCTCCTAAGACCGGTAGAGATTCAAATTCTTGAGATAAGTGCCAAACGTCTAAGGATCCTACTACATCGGATCTGAGCTTGCTTGTAATTTTTGACGGGTAATAACGATATTCTGCATATCGCTCTTGATAACCAAATACAAGATCATTCATGATATTACCGTCGATATCAGTATCATCCCAAGCTTGAGTATAGATCTCGCTATTAAGTATTGATTGTTCACCTAGGTTAGCCAGGCTAGGCCAGTAGAAGTCATATCTAGTTTGTCGTTGGAACATTTTCGGCAATCCTTGTTGATAAGTAAGATCAGCTCTTACATTGATTAGTCCTAAGATGACACCATGTTCAGTAAAGGTTTTTGTAAATCCGTTAGATGAATCCACGACTTGACCAAATGCTGCTAAGTTCCCTTGAGGAGTTGTTGCATCGGTTGAAGATGTTTGTTGAACCGGGTTGATCATAATTCTCTTTGAAGATCCTCCGAGATATTCCGGTCTTTGTAGACGCTGATCCGGAGAGATCACTCCGAAGTGAGAGCGTATAATCTCCGTATAACGTGTTCCACCTCTTGCATCACGCTCTAGCATGCGTTGTAGTTGAAAACCTGTTCTAAGGGCGTTTATTGTGGTTGTAATTGAGGATCCTGAGAGATCTGCATACATTCCTGATTCTCCAGGAGCCCCGACAATTCCAATAGCTGCAAAAGCATCTGAGCTTGTTGCACTTACACCTTGTGTTGCTATATTTACATCATATGCATCTTGTGATAATGAAATAATTGTATCGCCACTTCTTCTAATCGATCCTCTTAAATATTGGTCATCTGCTTTAATATAAGGTTGTGTTAATACTGTTTGAAATCCTACTGATTTACCATTACCGTAAATTGGTGCTGTAGTTGCATCCATGTCAATGGATACCGCATCACCTTTTTGTGGCCATGGCAAGGCACTAGTAAAATAATCGTGTCGTTTACCTCTCCGGAGTAATGTATAAGCTGAATCATCGACAGCAGCATCACCTAGATCTACCGTTACACTATCTTGTAGATTTTCATCACGG